TCCGCTTCCATCCCTGCCGACTCCATTCATGGCGCCGGCGAGCTTGTAGCGGCCTTGGTGACCGAAGGGACGGAATTTGACGACGCCCTCGAGGCCGTGTGTAACGAGATGGCGGCATACTACTCAGTTCTCGATGGATCGTCTGATGGCGTTGAAACTGCTTCCGCGCTCTTTTCGGAATATCTGACAGCACGCACTGAGCTTCAGAAAATTGCAGACCACAGTACCGCTTGGTGGTTTGCAGCGCGTGCAAAGATGATAGAGCTTGGCGTGCCGATTTTTGCCCCATTCGAGTTTGCCTATCTTCTAGGCACCCGAGCCGGTGCTGAGCTCTCTAAGAGCATTTCTATGATAGTCTCCGGGTTGTTGCTGATCTTCGAGAAGGAAGGTGCAAACCCGAATATTCGGACAGCGCTCGGCTACGCCCTTGCGGGAGCGCTCGACATCATTGACCAGAGGCACAGGCTTTCACCGAAACCTGCATGGGCCTTGCTCCTTGCCAAGACCAAGCCCCGGCTGACACGCGGCGACGCGATGTTAGCCTCCATGCATGTCTCGCGCTATGTTCCTCCTTCCGGTTACGAGGAATGGGCTACTCGGATGAAAGATCTAATGAGAGGGGCTGCCCCTGATGTTGACAAGCTGTTGGTGACGCCCCCCACTAGGGGATTGTTCTTCCCCAAGAACACATACGGCATAAAGTCCAACGAAGAATACATTGATGGATTCGATGTGCACATCGTGGAGACCGAAAGAGAACGGAAACGGCTGGCCGACACTATTCGCTTTGGCGCAAAGCAAGGCATCGATGGGGCGTGGCTGGCCACGCAGGAAAGAATGACAACTTCCCTTTCCCGATACACAGTGGACCGCCCTTCGACATCTTCGATAGGCAAAGCTAAGATTATCGAGGCCGCCGATGCTCTTTTCGATGAATTCCCAGAGATGTATGATGCACCTCGGGCCATGACAGTTAACAGCGTCATAAATGCCACTGAGTGGAAGTATTCAGCGGGGCTTCCATTTTTGCCAATTGTCAAGAAAAGGACGACCCTCCGGAACACTCAGTGGATTCTCGCGATCAAGCAGGCAGCCCAGAGAATACTCGATTCTGGTGAATTCCCGGGTGTTGCATTACATGCATTCCCGAAGAACCAGATCGTGGCTCTCGACTCTGCGATTGGTCTTGACGGGCCTACGAAGCAGATCAGGACGGTGACGGCCGGAGATCGTATTACGGCGATCGCCTACAACTGTCTGGCGATGGAGCGCAATAAGCGACAGCCCCCTACTAGGGCGCTGATTCTCCCATCGTTTAGAAGAACTGAGGGCGGAATGCAAGAGGTCTTCAGAGAATTGGCCAAGCAGCCAAATTACTTTGTTGGTGATGCCTCTCAGTTTGACTCCACAGTCGTCAGTGAGTTGGCCATCGAAGCCCCTGTCCATCTTTGGAGGAGAGGCATCGAAGGCCGTTACGGTGAGAGAGCCACCACGACTTTCATGCAATCGTACTACCAAGGTCTTGCTGATGGAATCATCGTCTCATTATATAATGGCGACGTCGTTAGAAAGACTGGCGGCGGAGGCACCGGATCTGCGGCCACAACCCCAGATAACAGGGATTGGGTCCGCGTAGCTCTGATAGCATCCTGGAGTATGGTTAGGCATTTGCCTTGTTCAGACTTCTTCAAGTACGTCCGCCTGGCTAATGCTTCGGATGACGTAGCCTTTAGCTGCGACGACACCACTGCGTTCCTGATCAATGAATGGCGGCTGTGCATGCTCAAGGAATTTGGGGTTTCCTTTTCGTTTGAGGAATCTCGCTTCGCTGACGGGATCCTACATCTGAAAATCACCGACAAACCTGATCTAGAAGCCTACGCTGACTTAGATATATCCAAACCAGAGTACTCCGTGCACCATGATCCGAAGCGCCTCTTCTTGATGCGCTCAGAGTATCGCGCTGATAGAATGAAAATGTCTTTCCTTACAAGTCATGACGTAATCGTCATGCAGGACATTGGGCACGCGTACCTGACCGCCCATAACAGGGAGGCCTATAGCGAGATTGCGACAGAGTGGGCCGACAGCGCTTCCTCAGTCGCTGCCTCCATTTTCTCTGGCGTAGACGTGTACAAGGAGTTTGATCAGCATGGCAACTGTGTATCTGCGGCATTATCCGTTACAGATCCTGCCCCCGCTGAGATGCTAGTTAAGAGAGCCTCAAAACTTCATCCCGAGAGGAGGGCGGCCTACATAGAAAAACGCCAACAAGCCATGAAAAGATGGCTTAGATCCAGAAGGCTCCCCTCGTATAGAGAGGTCTTTCAGTTGTGGGCTAAGGAGCCATTGCCCGGCTCCGAATCTGCAATCGCCAAGAGATACAGAAAGCTGGGCGTCTTTGATGCGCCTGCGCCTTTCATCGACGTGATCAGAACAGGGATGGAGCAGGTTGTCGCACTAACCTCGCTCTACCCTAAAGCGCTCAAACGCCTAGCTGGTGAAGAAGACGTCTACCTATTTACCACGAGGTACACCCACTCGGACTTCATGATCGAAAAGTTTGTGTACTGGGCCATGGCCGACCGCCTGGGCAGGGTCCCGCAGACTCCTGAGATGGTGGCCGCCCTGCGAACCTCTGCGTACGGTGCGGCCACCGACGTATGGGGTTTCATGGTATACGCGTCGTCCGACTCTGGTCGTCTCCAGCTTGCGAATGCGCCATCGTCTGAAAAGGCTGCCAATTACGGGAGGGTCTTGCTAAGCTTGGTGATCTACACTTTTTCCGACTATGGTTTGAGGGTTCTCTACAAGACCCGAGTTCTCGGGACCCTTGTTGCGGCCCTCTTCATTTTTCTCCAAGATGTTGACATCCTGTACTCCTTTCTTAGCACCTGGTGGTGGTTCGTCTATGGAGTCAACAGTCTAATTATATCCAACCTTAGTGTAAGAGACCCTTACTTAGTTTTGAAGTTGTTTTCCATCACTTTAGCACAGTCCCTGCCCTTCCCTAGGCACCTTCCGGGCCAGATTTGGGAGCATAGGACATGGCTAGCTTATCCTCTCGAGGTGTTAGTCTCTGCGGCAAAGTTTAAGTCGGCCGTACCCCTGTCAGTCGCAACTAATATGAAGGTCCCTGATGCCCCGATGGCCTCTGTGGTTCACTCACTAGAGGAGCAAAGGTTCAATAACGGGAACTTCAGTGTTATTGTGGCCGGGATGGCGAGTGGGAAGTCCACGATTTTCCCTGCGGCCCTTCTTAAAGAAGGAAAGTTCCGCAGGATCATCCTGTTGATGCCCACGAATGTCTTAGTCAATGACTACCAGAACGCTTTCTTAGACCCTCAGACCGTTCACAG